ATGGCGGTCGGTGGCTTCTTCGGCCCCGGCGGCTGGGCGGCCGGGTGGCACGAGAATTTCGAGTTCAAGAAATTCATGAACGACGAGCTGGGGATCGCGACCGGCGAGCAAGGCACGGTGGTGCGCGTCGTCAAGCACAGCAAGCTGGCGATCGAGATGCTGGTGCCGCTCACGCCGCAGCTTCGCAAAGCCAATTACGTAGGCTATATAGACGTCAACTGTATCGTCACCGATGCCGGCAGGGCGATGCCCTTAGAAATCACCGCACGCCCGGGCTGGCCGACCTACAACATTCAGCTCAGCTTGCTGAAGGGAGACAGCGTCACATGGATGAAGGACCTGCTGGAGGGCAAGGATACAGCCATCTGGGCGTACAACGATGTAGCGTGCGGGGTCGTGCTGAGCGTGCCAGACTATCCGTATTCCCACGTGACGAGGAGGGAGGTGTGCGGGATACCGATCTACGGGATACGCGAGGGAATGATGAGCCGGCACCTGCATCCGTGCGAGATGATGGTGTGCGAGGCGCCGCTGAAGAACAACGGCAAGGTGGAGAGGACAAAAGTGTTCGGAACGGCCGGCGACTATGTGCTGGTGATGACGGGGGTGGCAGCGACGGTGCACGATGCGGCGACTACCGCCTACCGCCGTTTGAAGAGCTTGATCGTGCCGAACTCCCCCATGTGGCGCAGCGATATCGGCAGGAGGTTGGCACGCCAGCTCCCCAAGATACAAGCTCATGGTTACGCGAGGGGGATGACCTACACGACAGCGACCTGAGCAAGGGGCTCAAGCGGTTGACCGCCAGCACCATCCGCGAGTTTCAGAAAATTCAGGATATGCAGTCGGACGGTGCTGACCAGCATTTCCCCACCGTCCTGCGGGCCAAGGTTGCGGCGGGTTCCGCGACGCTCTCCACGCAGGTGAAGGTAGACGAGAACCAGATGCGGGCTGCTGTGGTCGATCGGCTGCCTGAATTACTGGAAATCCTCCGTGAGGAAGAAATTAAATACGCCTTGCGTCAGCAGCAGAAAACGGGGTAAGCTCCCGGCGGTTGATGTAGCGGTTTAGACATCATCCTCCCTTGGGAGCCGCCAGTGTCGTCGCACTGGCGGCTTTTCATTTCGGCCGCAGTGCCACCACGTTCGACGTCAGGTCAGCAGACGGCATCGTGACGTTTTCCGTCATCAGCGGGTGATTGAGATCGATCTCGTAGCAGCGCAGCTGCGCTCCGGCAATCTCGGTGCCGGCGACCAGCGTGATCTTCTTCATCTCGCCGATGATGCCCTTCTCGGTCAGCCATTTGCGCCACTCGTCCCATGCCAGCGCGCGATCGCCGGCATAGCGCTTCAGCTCCGTCATGCTCACGGTGAAGCGCTTGCTGCCGGTCTCGTAGCGGGCCAGCACGCCGTCACGTGGCGTGGTAATCGGGCGCATCGCCTTGTTCTTCTCCCAGGTGCCGGCGACGGTGAGCGTGTGTGCCGCCATGCTGGCAACGAAAGCCGCCAGCTCGCGGGTCTGCCACTCCATGTCGCGCGCGGCGACTGGCCCACCCGCTTTCTCCATCACCGTGTTGTAGAGCCATAGATTTATTCGATCAATTGACAGATCGAGAAGATTGAGGTGCCGCACGAGCACACCCGCAACAGTAACGCAACTGAGTAAGCGTCTCCAGAAACGGTATTTCTCAGGTAAACGGAGCTTGGCGTGCCACATGTCGCGCACCTGCTCCATGAGCCCTCTAATTTGTTCAGGGTTAGCGGCGAGATAGCGTGCATAAATATCTCCGGCAAAACCACTATTAAGTTCGAGTTCAACACGCAGCTTCTCCCCTAGTACGTCTTTCAGATATTCGGGAATGTCGGTTTGTAGCTCCAGCACCCTGTAGGCCATCGCGTCGGCTTCATTGCCTTGGGCCAGCGCGTCCACCAGACTGGCGTTGCCCGCCGTCAACATGATGGTCTGCCACTCAGACAAGCGATGCTCGATTTGACCGGAGGTGTTGGCGCGCATCTTATCGCGGCCCACAGTGAAATTCTGCACGAGCTGCCGGACAAAGACGGGATCACGCGTGTCTATCTCGTCATAGATCACCGGAAGATGCCCCATCGCCGCGAGCGTCAAATACTTGGTAATCCTGTTGTCTTCGTTGATCAGCCGCAACCCCTTCACGAGCCCCCACACGCTCGCCGCGCCTTCTAGCGCGACCGTCTTGCCCTTCGAGCTGGCACAGGCCAGTGACAGGATCGCACCGCCTTCATCGTGGATGCCGATGAAATGCATGAGCGGCGCGCCGAAGCCGCACAGCATCGCTACCGACTGTGCCTCACAGCCGGCGGCAAACAATTTGTTTGCTGCATTCTTCCAGCGTTCGAGCCCCGCCGCCGGGTTGCCCTTGGTCCCCACGCCGGGGCCGATCCAGCGATTGCGGATTTGCAGCTCCTCGCTGATCGGCACCTCCAGCACCTGCCCATCAGGCACATAAAGCTTGTTGAACAGGAACCCATTCAGTTTCCATCCGTATTGATCGTAGCGCACATGGAGCTTCCGCTTATGGTGTTCATCGATTGAGTGACGTACGAACTTGTGGAACAGGTCACGCTCGTGCACGACCACGCCGTGGTCGTGCAGGACACGCAGACCATTCGGCCCCCATAACTCGCTCTGCTTGATGGTGAGGGTGTCCCAGCCTTTTGCCGGGATATGGTGCTTGAAGGTCAGCGAGTGGTCGAGCTTGCTCTCACCCTCGCTGACCATATCGACATAGAGCGGGTATTGCGTGATCGTGACCGGCAGGTGTTTGCCCTGCGCATCCCTGCCCTGCTGGAAGACTAACGAGCTGTCGCCGCCTTCGTAGGCGAAATGTTTCGGTGGTTGCGGAAGTGTTTCTTCGGCGACAACGATGGGGGCAATATCGGGTTGCCGCACATGTCCCAGCATTGCAGGATTTTTGATCCTTTTCCACCATTGGCAGCTTGTGCAGACGCCGGGATTGTTGTCGTTGAAATAGTTGCAACCAAGCGGGCCATCGAGCTTTCCAAGTCGTTCAAGATAATCGTTAGTTCTTTTCTCGATATAGCGATCGTCACCGGAAGAGAGAGTGTGAGCGAGTTGAGTACCGCCATCAACAGTGAGCAGGACAGAGAGACACGCACGCCAAATAGGCTCCGATACCTGTCCGCCAGTATCGTGAAATTGTCTGAATTGAGCGCATCCTTGAACGATCGGTTGCAATTGTCCAAGTGGGTAGCCGCCATTGTCATCGACCGATATGCTGCCAGCAGCTTTCTTTCGGTCCTTGAGATGGGCTCCGTCGTCCTTGATTGTTTTTGCCTCTTGCGTGCCATCGATCAGAACCTCGAACTGCTCTACTCCATGGAGCTGCCCGGTTCCTTCCGCAGCAACCAGCACTCCCACGGCACGCTTGCGGTTAGTAGTTCCCGGCGGTCGAAGGATGCTGGATGCGTCTGCTGTACGGGCAGGGTCACAGCACAAACCCAGTGCGGCGCACCGTCGTTTAAGGCTGCGCGCGTATCGCGCCCATTTTTCGTAAGGTATTGCAGTATCGAAGCACCAGTAAACGTGCAGGCCGGAGCCGGAGCTAACAATAAATGAAGGCTCAGGAAGGCGAAGCCGGCCGCAGAAATCGTCAAGCCCAGCGCGAGCAGTTTCAATGCTCTGATATGCCTTGTCGGGTCCAACGTCGATGTCCAGCCAAAGAGACTTGATAAATGCGACATTTTCGGTCTTCCTGCTCTTGCTAGTCCGAAATGACGCGCAGGCATGGTAGACCGTCAGTCCGGCCTGATCGTAGCGCTTGATCGCTTCGACCAGCTCAGCATTTGTTTGAAAGTGCTCATTCCACCGCCGCTCGCCTCTAAAGATTGTCGCGCAGCGAAGCCCTTGGCTTTCGGGTGGCAGGATGCTCTGGAAGAATTCGAGCACGCAGCTCTCCCATGTAAGCGGGGCGACGGTGCTGTGACAGCTCAAACGGTACCGGCAAGCCGGTACCCTTCTCGAT